TCGTAAAGCAGGGTCGTTGGACAGCGTTGGCGTACAGGGTATCCCAGCCGCTCGCATGATCTTGAATGGTGTATCCGCATTCGCTTGGTTCTTGTTGTCGCCCGAGGGATCACCCCAGCCACGGAACCTGATATGAGGATAGTTAGCGTCGATGTATCGCTTTAGGCTCGGAGCAAAGTCTACAGCTCCGCTATCGGTTAGGCAGAATTCGTCGAAGCAAATCCAGCGACCGAGCGCATCACGTTGTAGAAACGCACAAGCTGGTGTCCGACCGAAATCAAAGCCCAATACGACAGGTGTATCGTTATTAGGCTCGTAAAGATCAGACAGGCAATGGATAGAGTCAGTGTATAGAGGATGTACCGGCTTGCCGCTTGAGACGAAGCCATACTCGTTGCCCAGATTGACCTTAATCCAGTCATCGCTTTTGCCCTGTAGCCCTCGCCGGTAGTAGTCTTCTGGAAGGTTGTGGAGGTTCTCGGCTTTCTCGTTGAGATACCAACCATCTCCCTCCCGATAGACGCCGCCAGGTTGTCGATGAAACTTCCAGCCTTCCGGCCTTTCTTCCTCAGCCAGTTTGTAATACCAGTGATCTTCGTCTGGAGCATTCGAGTCTCCTATCAATCCATAGTGCGTTGGTCGTACTCCCTCCTTCATCGATGGGTATCGCCCGCAGCGCAGGTCCAACATATCGATCACGGCCTTGGAGTGTTCTTTCGCTTCGTTAAGCCACGCCCAGGTCGTCTGAATACCACGCGCTTTTTTAACGTGGTCAGGCCGATCAAAGGCAATGAAGATAACTTCGCTTCTGACTGTAGTTCCGTCTTCAAGTTTGAATTCAATTCTGTGTGTCGGTGGCTCTTTGTTCCCTTGTTTAAACTCACCAAGGTCTCCGTGTACCTCAAGCCAGTCTTTGATGGTCGTGGAGAATAGTTCGCTGTAAGTATTACGTGCGGCAATGATCCGACTGAGCCGAACACCGTAGTTGGGATGCGTCTCCCGTGTCACTGGTGCCTGTTCGCACATCAGCTCTAGCATTTTAAGTATGACCTGGACGGTCTTGCCGGAGCCTAGTGGCCCCATGATGAATGAGTTACGCGCACGACAGTCGGCAAACTCTTCGAGAACTTTGCCTTGCGGCTTCATTACATACTCAATCGTCGCCATCGAATCGCTTACGCTGCACCTGTAGGACCAGGTCGCCACCATCGGCACCTGTAATCTCAGTGGATTTAAGGTCTGGCATAAACTTGCTCATCATCTTGATAGATAGATCAGCAGCAGACTTCATGCGTTGCACTTCAATAGAGTCAAACTCTAGGGTTGGATCTAGCAATTTCTTAACAACTTCATGGACATGCGTCTCATACCCTGATGCTTCAATCTTGTTGCGCATCTCTTCCTGGCGAGCAGCTCTATTTCGTTGCTTTACTGTCCGTCTGTCTGTCATTACCGAATATCCTATCCCATCCATCCTTATACGCTTGTCTGGATTGGGCAGTTGAGTTGCGCGGCTTGCTGCCTTTGCCGCCATTGTATTCCGGGAAGTGTCGGTCCCTGGTTTCCTTGTCGAGTTTATGTCTCTGGTCGGGCATCTTCTACCTCAGTTGGATAGGGAGACCAAAATGATTTCCCGTAACGCTCGTATGCGCGAATGTACCGGCGAATAGTTGTCGGGCTTACATCAAAGATAGTAGCCAGGCTATCGAACGTAACGCCATCGTAATTTAACTTCGAGGCTTCTTGTACATCCCTATAGGTTAGCTTCATAAAATGTATGAGACATAAAGGACTAGCGCGATTAAGAATGGAATCACGCCCCAGAAAGAATCAGCCATATCTCCCCCTATGCTGGATAATGTTTCGCCATGTACAGTGCGCGCGCATTCTCGAGCTTATCTCTTGCACATAGATCCAGGTACTGACTTTGGCTAATACCCTTCAACCGGCCAACCAGGGTACATACGACCTCTAGGTTCTCGATGTGCTGCTCTTTGTTACGTGCGCAAAACATAGCGCGTTTTACCGTCTCACACATTGGGTTAATTCCCGTAGCTTTGACGTGTCTCAGTATAACACGATCAGTGATTCTTAAACTAATTTAAAAAAAGATCACGAAAAGTGTTGACACCCTGAGATACCTATGCGAGGATGCAGTTGTCGGGGAGGGAAACACAGACACACCGACAGCCAGCTGGCAAAGCACTGACAACCGAGAGGCCCAGGGAATCACGACTTACTACAGTGCACTCATGGGGAGTGTGCTGCACTAAGTCATTCAAGGGAGACTGACTATGTTTACTGCAACACAAGCTGCTTTCAAAATGTTCACAAACGCTGTCGCTAATCGCGACGTCCCAGCCGATTACTATCGGGGTGGAATGTTCAACGGTGTGGTCAAAGTTTTTTCTAACAGCGAGCCACACCTTGCAGCAATTGCTGAGACGCCAAGAGGCTGGGGTCTTTATGCAATCGGGCGGGGCGATGGCCGACCGATGTTTGGTCTTTACACTAAGACCGCAGAAGAGATCATCGATTTTGCCGATGGCCTCGTTTAATCTTGACTGATGAGCCTGGCTGGTTACCAGGCGAAACACCCTCCGGGGTGTCTCAAGAAACCAAGGGAGAAATAAAATGGACTTAGACGAGCAGATCGTAACCTATAACGTCATCCTCGATGGCATCGACGCCGCACTGTCTGGCATCAACAAAGCCGACAACCTACACGGTCTTACTGACCTGCAAGCTCAATCTTTCATCCAGCTCAAGCAAATGTATGATGACATGATTGGCGACATAAACGACCTGGAGGGCGCTTAATAATGAGACCAAGAACAATAGGTAGAAAGGTACAATTCATGATCGGAGGTGACGTGGCTTATGAGTCCGTCGTCTTCGGTTCCCGCATAGAAAAAGATGACAACGTCGCAAGCGTTGAAGTGCTAGTCCGTGCAGAAGGCGAGAGCTGGTGGATCCCAATGAGTACCATTCAGCCTCACGATTGTGACACAGCAAGCTGCATTAGGTGGAAGGCATGACAACGATTGTTTTCAACGGGTTGGATAGTGCGTTGCGCTGGTGCAAGGGGCATGACGTTAGCACCAAGTACATTGAGAATGTGCAAGGCACTTGGATGCTGAAGTATCCTGGCATACATGACCCGTATGAGGGTGACCAGTGACGCGAGCAATCAATGACGACTACCTTATGACTCATCAAGAGATTGCAGATGAGCTAGGTATCACCCGGAGTAGGGTGGCTCAGTTAGAAAAGAGCGCCCTTACTAAGCTCCGGGATCGTTTCATCCTTCGGCAGTATTATCTAGACTACGTTAGTTCCAGCTCTGAATCTCGTAATCAGGATCAAGTTCCTTACGCCTGACCTCATCGCGGTAATGCGCCGCGATTTCCTTTCTCACCGCCTCAGTCGTCTTGTAAATCTCATTACTGGTGAGGCGCAACTTATCCATGCGCTCATCCCCGTACAGCTCTCTCAACCACTCGTGAAAAATTATTGGCTGTTCGGTCATATACCGATGGCAATAGTGGCACATGGAAACTGCGTTTGACATGGCCCATCGCAACCGCTTATTTCTTCGGCCAAACACGTGACAGCACTCAAGTCGCCCTTGCTTGTGGCAGTGCAAGCATTCGCCATCGCGTAGCCTTACAGCCTTGCTAAATTCCCTATCCGCTGGCCCGTTGTTGATCTTTGCCATCTTGGTCTCTCGTGTATTGACGCTCTCGAAGTATTGCCTTCTCGCTGTTCCCGCAGTCACATGACCAGCCTTCAAGTTTATGCGGGTATTCCTGCTTAAACTGAGGGACCATGATCTTGAAGCACTCAGTGCACTTCATCTGGGGTAAATACGACCTCATACTCCGGCTCTCCTTCGTCTATCAATGCTGATACCCATACCTCTGCAAAGTCATCCAAACTTAAATCGACTGTGATTCCGTTAGCTGCCCAACCTAGTATGTAGACATCGCACTCTTTTGGATTCTTGCCACTGGTTGCGCCGCCAATGTCCTGTGTCTTGATAAGTGCTTGACCGCCACCCGGTAACGGACAGCTAATTATTGGGATCATGCTTTAACCTCATCAATGCCAACTTTGAATCGACTATGCTCGCCGTAGCTCTTATCGAGTATAACGCACGACATGGACCTTGCGGACCCATAGCCCGATGCTGAGTGATACGCATCCGGTGGACATAACACGCCAAACGATTCAAGGTGCAAGCCGCCCATCTCAGTCACAGTCCGGTGGTGGATATGCCCGTGATATAAGTATCGGTTAGTCGTGCGGCCCCATTCCTCTGCGTAGTCCCTGGTCACAGCCTCATAGAGCGCCTGAGTC